GTGGACCGGAGCCCGTGTTACACCCAGTGAACGAGTTCGGCTATGCTATTCTTTGCAGGTGGAACCCCGCGAGGCTATTCGACATCCGGAGCCGTTTCAAGCGTGTGTCTCCAACGTCCATCCTCAAGGCGAAAGGCATCGCCAAGTACGAGGGTCCTGAGCTTTCGAAGGAGAAGCACGACGAGGTCATGGATGCGTTTAGGGACCACGCACGCGTTTCGCGTTTGTGGTATCTCCCTGGCTTCGCTGCGGCCTTCTGCTGGAACGTGTTCAGTCAGGATTACGATGCGACGACAGCCAACAGTAAGTCCTCTGCGGGCTTCCCGTTTCAGAGCGGTGTCAAGAAGCAGGACGTCTGGTCGGAAATCAAGAGCATGTGTGATGAGGTCCTCAGCTCCGCTGAGTCAGTCCGTGCATACTTCATGGTCCACATCTACTCCACGACCGGCAGGGCGAAGTTCTGCACTCGTGCAGTCGCTGATTCGGCACGCTTGGTCCTGTTTCCGGGTGCGGTCGTCGTCACGGTGCTCATGTTGTACTTCACTCCACTGTTCGCTTGCGTTGCCACGGCGTCCGCGACAACCATGTGGTGGTGCGGCATCGGATTCTCCTGGTCCAGTGGGGGCGCCACACGCCTTGCGAACTACATCGGTCTTGAGAAGGGCTTTGCAGCGCGTGGGAGGGTCATTGCCTCCACGGACGCAAGTAACTGGGACGCGGGCATCCTGAGAGCGTTCCAGTGTGGGTGTCGCACCCTGCACTGGGTCACAATGCAACACTGTTTCCGGTTGTATTGTGCGAGGTACATCCCGGTGGTGTTCGTGATGTTCTTCTTCTTCGCATACAAGGATGGCATGTACGCGGTGTTCGTCATCGCGGGTGGCCACATGTTCATGAAGAGGCATGGTGTGATCAACGGCTTCGGTAGCACTGGTTTTGACAACTGCGCGGTTAACACCGTGATGAAGAAGCTGTGGAACAACCATTGCGACAAGAAAGCCCTGCGGAGGCCTGAGTACAAGGGGTACAAACTCCATGTCGTTCATTGGTACCACAGATACGTGTGGTCTGATGCCCAGGGCGTTGAGCGTAACGTCTTCTGGACTTACGGGGACGACTTCGTCATGAACGTGCCGGTGGACTTTCCTTTCGAGGAGTACATGGCCTTCAACAAGGGTATCAACGTCACGCTGAAGTTCGTTCACTACACGTACGATGAGAAGTATTACATCACGCATCCAGCCGAAGAACCGGATGCGGATGTTCTCAGTTACATTCCCAGGTATGACCCCGCAGACGGCCAGTACTATCCGTGGCGGCCCGCCGATGAGTGTATCGGTCGGGCTTTCATGCCAGAAGACATGTCGGGTGTCGGTCGCACTGTCTGTGAAGCGGTCGCTACGGCGGAGGTGTGGTTCGGACAAAAGGTTGCATTTTACTACAACAAGGAGGTCCGCGACGCCCTGTCGTATGGGCTGAACGTCCTGCGGAAGGAGTACGGTG